GCGGGGATGTCGAAATGGTATTCCGGATCACGGAAGTCATGTGAGCAAAACCGTTCGCTCGGATGCGCCTTCCGCATATACTCTTTATTATCCCACCATGGTTTATTTAGTGTCATATCATCATTTGCTCTGCAAAAAGCACAGATCGGTTCTTCGCCATGACATTTAGCACAGCATCCGTCGGCATCTTCTTGGTTAGCAGGATTAGGCGCAAGGTTTATGATTTATCATTAAATATCCAACGATCAATTAATTCAATCAACGCATCCGCATCAATGACACTAATACGCTCCGAACCGTTGCCGGTTTTTCCATAACTAGGAATCGATGGCAGACTGTGGCAAACGTTTCGCCTTGATCTCCTCGATCTGTTCCCGCGTGTACCGGCGGTGTCCGAGGTTCCCTACGCGAAAGGCCGGCTTCAAGTAGCCGGATTTATCCCAGTTTCGAATCGTGTTAATTCCAACCCCAAGAGCCTTGGCGGCTCTGCGGACGGACAGGAGGTCTTGTTCTTTATTCATGTTATTACTAGAAGTCAGGTTCATAAACAATTCCTTCAAACTCGGTTCGGTTAAACTTCGGATCGTTCGTTTGCAATTCGTCTTCGATAGAAGCGATGACATCGTTGTAGATGCGGGCTTCGGTCAGAGACATTTGTTTCCGGTTACGCTCACGGTGAACGGAACGCAGGAGCTTGGCTACGTCAACTTGAAATTTGTTCATAGGTTGTTGTATTCGTCCCAAAAGGACGTAAGCAGGCTCTCTTGCATAACCATTCCATCACCGAAGTTTTTGTAGAAGGTGATTGGTACCTTTTCTATTACCTTGCGAGGCTTACCATTCTCGATTTCTAAGGCACCAATATATTGAGCGGATTCTCCGTCTTTGGTAAGGCCCGATACAATCAGGCACTCGGTTCGGTCAGGCGAATTTGAAGGAGACGTGGCCGTGTTATCTTCAAGTGAGCGGAGATAGTCTTTGTCGTTTTTACGCGATACAACGTAGGCCTGTGAAGCAAATACAAGAGCGATGGGCACATGACTTGTATTTTTAATCTCCTTAGCGGTCAGAGCCATGAAGTCCCTGCGTTCTTTCGCGGAGTGCGAATTATCCGACATGTCCGCAATTACGACTTCACCGTCCTTCGTCAGGATGAAAAGCACGGGCGGTACATCCTCGGGCCTAGATTCAATCCAAGCTACCGCGTTCTTCATTATATTATCGAAAAGTTTTTTCTCTTTTTTCATACGGACGCATTCTTTTTGATAAAGGCGTTAAAACAATCCTTACACATCTCCGCATCTTTAACAGCGTGGACCTCCCCGTCAATGTAACGAAGGCAAGAGGAGCAAATGGTTTTGTTAAAATCCTCCGGTTTACGCAGAAGACCAGCCGGCATCTCTTCAAACGGGATACCATCCTCGACCATAAGGTCAGACGGTTCTATTTCATCTTCGACTCGGTCGATACCGATTTGGTAGCGAAGGGAATCGATGTTCGGAGGGTAGTTCAGTTCGCGGGAATTCATATATCCCCACGTTAGCATAACCTACCAAATCATGTCAAGTCCCCATATACTATTTTGCTAACGTTAGCCTAAAATCCATATTTCCTTAAAACCTTATCCACATCCTCCCAAGACCGAGCTAGGCAATAGATCGCACCTTCGGCCTCCATACGTTCTTGAAACGCCTTCTGATTTGGCGATTGTCGTCCTTCTTCTGTCTTCACTTCAATTCCGAATAAGCGACCAAGTGGCGGAATAATTGCAAAAATATCGGGCTGACCCGTTATATCCATGGGTTTATAGGCCACGATTTTACCGTTCTTTCGAACGGGAGAACCTATCGAGTTGTTACGCCATGCGAGGATTTTTCTCCACGCCAGCCCTTCCATGATTTGACGCTGAATATCCGTCTCCTTCATATCCACAGAATAACATATTTACATCAACGCGCTCTTGGAACAGACTAGCTTCATCGCAAGGTTCTCCGCGAAAAACCGTTTTTATTTTAGCCTATGTCCGCTTTCGGGCGGGAGAACCCATGGGCGAAAATATGAACGGTTTTTATGTATGTGAAGTGCAAATACCAAGACTGCCTAGCCGAAGGGCAAACGGTGGAATATATCAGCTTCTTTCCTTCCGAAACAATCCAAAAGGCAAGTGAAAAAAATCCTGCTCTTCCGAGATATGGATTCCATGTCGGAGTGGATTGTCCGAAGTGCGGACGCTGGCAATACTGGATAAAACAAACCGAACAAAACCTTCTTTCTCGTAAATTCTATTCAAAGGACCAGAACATGCTATGACCCTTTTGGACCACGCGCTTGGATATATCCGTGCTGGTTTGCCAGTTATTCCTGTTGCAAAGACAAAAAAGCCGTGGATTCCGTGGGAAGCCTACCAAAAACGTTTACCGACTGAAGACGAAATTCGTGAGTGGTGGGCCAAATGGCCAGATGCCGGCATCGCCCTTATCACAGGCAAATTATCTGGCTTGATCGTGGTTGATACTGAAAAAGGAGCCGATCTGGATTTGTTTGGTTTGAAGGATAGTGAAACCCCTACTTCGCAGAGCGGCGGAGGCGGTCTACATTTCTTTTTTGCATACGAACCATTGAGCAATTCGGTGCGGTTCGCTGATCTTTACGATATTCGTGGCGATGGAGGGTATATTATCGTCCCGCCCTCCTCTCACCAAAGCGGTGGATCGTATGAATGGCTTATCCCGCTTGGAGCCGTTGAACCACAGCCGTTTCCCGAATCTATCAAGGCGAAATTAAACGCCAAGCATTCGCACGCTGACGCTATCACCTCCATTGTTGGCGAAGGTTCTCGCAATCAAACAGCTACGTCCGTAACGGGGACGCTTCTTGCACGCTTTTCTCCGACAGAGTGGGAATCAAAAGCATGGCCATTGCTCCGTGGTTGGAATTACAGCCACTCTAAACCACCTCTTGCCAACGCCGAACTACGCTCTATTTTCGATTCCATCACCAAATCGGAAGTAAATAAGCGCAAGATGACATCCGAAGGGGTGGCTCATTTTTCGGATGACGACCTTCGTTCCAATATCGAAGAGATAGAAGATAATGGCTTGCTTGTCAGCATTCCTACCAACGAAGGGATAGCCCGTTTTGTATTCCGAGAAATCGAGCAAAGCAGTAACCATGACATCGACACACTCCTATCCGTAGAGTTTCACATTCCAGGATCGGCACCTAAGCCATTTACGGCCCGCGTGAATATCATCTCGCTCACCACACGCTCGACGTTTGCTCGTGAGCTTCAGGCCCTCGGAAAAGGTATCGAGTGGCGCTTATTAATGAACACAGCCTGCGAGACGGCCATTAAATATCTAGCCGAGCGCGATACAAGCATCGACCTATCCACGATCCCAGACGCTCAAACACAGACGCTATTTTATCCGTTTTTGTACAAGGGTACAGCCAACCTTTTGTTTGGAGATGGTGGCACCGGTAAGACGTATATGGGGCTACGCATGGCCCTTTCTTTGGTATTCGGTATCGAATTTTTGGGATACAAGCCGCAGGAACAAACAAACGTACTCTTTATCGATTATGAAGATACGGAACAAACGGCTTCGTTCCGTATAAGCCAGCTTTGTCAAAAAATGGGCCTAGATGCCGAGCAGGCCAAGAAACGTGTCCGATACTTCAATCCTGGCGGTAAGCCCCTTTATACGGTCATTCCAGCCCTTAAAAAGGTCATCCGTGAACATGATATTGGTTTTGCCTTGGTCGATTCGGTGGCTTCAGCCTGTGGGAATGAACCCGAGCGAGCCGAGTCGGCGGTGAAGTACTACAATGCTTTACATGTTTTAGGCGTGACTAGCCTCTCGATTGCGCATATCGCCAAATCTACTGCTGGCCAAGGTGGAAATCAGGATTATGCCTTCGGTTCTATTTTTTGGCATAACCTGGCTAGAAATACATGGAATGTCCAAGGAGAAGAAGAAACTGCTCAAGACGAGCTTGCCTCTATTGCAGGAGATAGTGCTAAGCAACTCGGTCTTTTCCACCGGAAGTGCAATAACGGAAAACGTCATCGGCCTATACCTCTTAGGGTGGTTTATAGCCCAGATGGTGTGCGCTTCGAGAGTGGCAATCTTGGTTTTTGGGAATCCAAGTTACCAGTAGGGGATCGTATCCTTCGTCTTCTCCGTTCCCAAAACCTGACGAGGACGGAAATCGATACGGCGTTAGACGACATCGAAAAGAATACGATCAAGGTGGCTTTGAGACGACTTAAAGACCAAAATCTGATCTGGTTGGATGGTGGCCAAAACGGGGTTTGGCGCAGAGGTAAGCAAAATACCGCTGTACCCCATATTCAACCAGAGGTACAGAAAGGCACCTCTTCCGAAGTCCGTACCCCTTATACCGATATTTAGGCCAATGCTAGCTAAATATATACGGGTACACCTATGAGGTACATATTTTTTTAACAGAGAATATAGGGATAGGGGTACAAATCCCTATCTCTATAGGGACGTACCCCACCCAAAAACAGGAAGGAGTCCGTACCCCAAATGGTGGGTTGGTCGAAGGAGCTAAGGTGGCGCTGGATTATTTTGTCGGGGAGCTTTAGGTGGTATGATCTCCCCATATGGCTCTTCCAAGAAAGAAGATTACCCGCGAACAGGTACTGGCCGTCATCGAACATATCGAGGATGGCGAAACCGAGGCTGAAGCCTGCCGAATGGTTGGAATACCGAATAGTTCGTTTCGAATGGCGGCTTTACGCGAAGAGGTAAGCGTAGAATACGCGCGGGCTTTAGCTGCTCTAGCAGGAGATCAAGCCAATAAACTCGAAGAAGTTGTGCGGGATATGCGTGACGGGAAGGTTGACTGGCAAGTAGCTCGTGTTGAAATTGACGCTCGTAAATGGTTTGCGTCGAAATTCCTTCCGCGTCGCTATGGCGACAGGGTTGACGTAACGACTAATGGCAAAGACTTACCTACTCCGATCCTTGGCTATGTACAGCGCAACGACAGCAACTCGAAAGATCATGGCGATGAAGAGCCGAATCAGGGGAGTGCAGGGGGGAACCTCGGCGAGCAAGACGGTATCGGTGCTTTTATGCCTGATTAACATGGCGCAGTCGGATAAGATTCCGACGCTAACCAGTATTGTTTCCGAATCGTTCCCGCATTTGAAGCGTGGCGTGATCCGAGATTTTCTCTCAATCATGCAGACGCATAACTACTTCAAGCCGGCATCTTGGAATAAGACGGACTGTATTTACACGTTCGAGACTGGTAGCCGTATTGAGTTCTTTTCGGCAGATCAGCCAAGCAAGGTTCGTGGCCCTCGTCGTGATCGTCTGTTTATCAATGAAGCGAACAATGTTCCGTATGAAGCCTTCGATCAGCTTGAGGTTCGTACCCGTGATTTTGTTTTCCTGGACTGGAATCCTACGAACGAGTTTTGGTTCTATACGGACGTGCAAAAACGTTCCGACGCGGAGTTAATCATCTTGACCTATCGGGACAACGAAGCACTCGATCCGCAAATCGTAGCTTCGATAGAACAACGCAGAGACAAAAAGAGCTGGTGGAGGGTCTACGGGGAAGGTCAGCTAGGGGTCACAGAAGCGCGTATATACGTCGATTGGGATGTTATTGATGAAATACCCCATGAAGCCCGTCTTGAGCGCTACGGGCTTGATTTTGGCTATACAAACGATCCTTCAGCCATCATTGCTATCCACCGATACAACGAAGGGTTCATCATGGACGAGATCGCCTTCCAAAAAGGGCTAAGCAATCGGCAAATCGCAGACATCTTCGGAAATAATAAATCCGCACTTGTTATTGCCGACAGCGCAGAACCGAAAAGTATCGATGAGATTCGGAGTTTTGGTGTGAATATTTTGCCGGCCCTGAAAGGGCAAGGAAGCGTGAACCAAGGAATCCAGTTCGTGCAGGACCAGAAGATTTCGGTAACGAAGCGTAGCCTCAACATCCTGAAAGAGTACCGAAACTACCTGTGGCAAACCGACAAGGATGGAAAGATTATCAACGTGCCGGAAGCTGGATACGATCACGCGATGGATGCAATCCGTTATGGGTTAAGTAATTTCAAACCAACCGGTCAGAAGGCGAAGCAATTTACCCCTACGAACTCCATGGCTTATCGACACCGTACGATTGTTCCGCCTGGAGCACAGAGCCTTAGGTCGTGAGAAGGATTCCGATAAAAATAACCACGATCAGGACTAGAATCCGCACGGACCATTTCAAAAATGTGACCATACGCATTGAAGCGTGATATAAAGCTAGCAATATGTCGATCATCAACTCGATACAGCGGGATAATCCGATCACCGGCGAACCGAAAAAGCCTGATCTGCAAATCCAAGTGGATGAACAGAAGGGCATGGTGACGAGCGACCCGTCATCGTACAATCCGACCGAAGAGGAGCGATTGATGCGTCAGATGGTTATCTTCCATTTCGCTCTTGGATATACGAACATGTATCGTCCGCGTGTCGAGTTTAATGATCTATCTACCATAGGCCGTGACCAAACAGACTTCCTTGCGTGGAATACCTACCAGCCGAATAATGGCGATCCTTACGCTGGCGATCTTATTGGCGGTTGGCAGTCTAACGCTGTGCGTCCTATTGAGCGCAACAAGGCCATTTCCATCGCTGCTCATGCTACTGCTAGGGTATTGTTTCCTCGTGTATTCGCTTTCGATAGCGCCTCTGATTATCAAGAAGACGCGGCCAAGGTCATCGAAGACCTCATGGAATGGTGTGCCGAGAAGTACGACTACGCCTACACAGCGCTCCAAGCGGTCATCCAGGCGCTAGTCTCGCCGGCGGCTATCATCCATACCGAGTACGCCGAGGTATACCGTGAGGTGAAACGTGAAAAACAGGCAGATGGCAAATGGCGTAAGGAAAAGATTTTAGATGAAACGATGTCCGGCTTCCGTGACACGGTAGTCCGAACAGACCAGTTTTTTATTGAGAACTTCTACGAACCTGACATTCAAAAGCAAGGCTGGTTGATATGGCGACGTGTGCAGGACCACCGGCTGATGAAAGAGAAGTACGGACACTTGGAGAACTTCAAATACGTTAAGCCTGGGATGCAGGCGCTGTTCAACGACGCTAACCAAGGCTTCTACTACGTCTATGATCCGAACATGCGTCAGTACCAAGATGAAGAAGTTTTATACTGGAACAAGTCGATGGACTGCTTCTTGGTGCTTGTCAATGGAATTTTGGTTACTCCGGCGGATAATCCGAATCCTCGCTGGGATAAGCAGTACCCGTTCGCCAAGTTTGGCTACGAGATTATTGATTCGACTTGCTTTTACTTTAAGAGCTTGGTTTTCAAAATCTCGCATGACGCGGCCATCATCAACACGCTCTATCCAATGATTATTGATGGAACGTACTTGAACGTCATGCCTCCGTTCCTGAACACGGGCGATGAAATCATCACAAGTAATGTCATCGTGCCAGGACAGGTAACGACGTTATCGTCGCCGAACGCACAGCTCACACCGATCAAGATGGGAACTGATCTGAAGTCGGGCTTTGAAGCCATGAACAAGGTGGAAGAATCCATCAATCAAACCTCTGAACAGCCCATTGCCCAACAGGGAGGTGGGACCACGGCCTACGAAATCTCGAAGATTGAGCAGGAAAAACAGGTACAGTTGGGCCTGTTTGTGCAGATGATCGGCTCTTTCATCAAACAGTTCGGTCGTCTTCGTTTGAACGACATTCTCCAGCACCTGACTGTCGCACAAGCCGATTCGATTACGGACAACCCGCAGTTGGTCTACAAAACGTTCATCCTGAACAACAAAGACAAGTCCTCGAAGGCCAAGCATAAAAAAATCAAGCTGGATGATGGTCTGTCGGATGAACCGATGTCGAATGATGACAAGATGGACCAGTCGTACAAAACGCTTGAAAAACAGGGAGGCGACCAGTCCGAAACTGAACTCCTGCGTGTGAACCCGCGTCTCATCCGTGAGCTTCAATACATGATTGTCGTATCGCCTGATGTGCTGAACCCGCGCTCGGAAGATGTGGAGCGTGCGTACATGCTCGAAGCCTACGACCGTGCCATTCAAAACCCAACTCTCGATCAGGACATGGTAACGCGAGACTTCCTTCTCATGGCCTATCCGCGTAGTGCGAAAGACCCAGACAAGTACCTCAAGTCCAAGCAGGGAGGCGGTCCGATGGCTCAACTTGTTGGTTCTGCCGTGGGAGGCCAGCCGATGCCACAGATGGGCGGACAGCCTCCACAGGGTGCGCCGGCACAAGGACAACCACCACAGCAACCAGCCGGAGGTCTTAAACCAATGCTCTCGGGAATTGCTCCTCCTCCGCCAACGGGCTAACATGAAGCGATATGCCAGCACCATCCTTCAAACCACAACTCACCACTACTCAATGGCTAGAGCTTCCGCATGAGATTCGTATGCGGTTGAAAGCTGTATTCGGAATCATGCAATCGCGTCCGACCGAGGTCGTAAACAATACCGTGGTATCCGATGGCCATTCCCATGGAGATTTGGCTAAGATAAACGTAGAATCCATGCAGAAGTTTCTGAAGAGCGATGAAACCGAGTTCTTCAAACTACTGGACGAAACCATGAACCGTATCTACGCAGACCATGAAGCCGAATTGGAAGCGAAGTTCGACAAGGAGAACGATAAGCGGGTGCGTTTGAAAGAGGAGAAGGTAAAAGCCATGAAAGAAATGGCTAAGGAAATGCAGGACTTGGTAGATGATGTATCTGCAGACGTTCCAAAAAAGCGCGGACGACCTAAAAAGCAGGAAGCCTAGTATGAAAGTGTTTATCGTCTACTCCAAATCGCCAGATAGGATGGGCGTGTGTACGCCAGCAACCGAGGCCGAAACACAGGCGTATCTGAACGAACTTGGTGAAGGACAGTGGGTTGTGAAGGATGACGAACCATCCTACGGATGTAACTCCGTGCAGGGACGAACGCATTACATATTCAAAAAAGCCTAATGAAGTGCAACTCTTGTAAGAAAGAACGAAACGGTCCTCTAACGTGGTCTGACCGTTTCAAATCGTGGGTGCTTAAACATTTGCAGGACGAACTCTCCGACGAGAAAGCAGACAGCTTCACATCCGGCTTTGGGGATGGCTATAAAAAAGGCTATGAAGAGGCGGAAAAGCGCGCGAAAGAACAAACCGAGTTCCATCACAAATACGAATGCGGGAAAGGCGGTCTTCCTATGGGAGTTCAGGTCGATCTCCGTGACGTACTCGATGCCAGACCCGATGCTAAAGGAGTCTATCACTTGCATATCGGGGGCAGTCCCCTTAAAGATGCAGATGCCAAACAGCTAAAGGCGGAAGCGGACTCTTTGCTTCGCATGAGACTTTGGACTATCATGCAGGAGACGGTAAAGCAGAGAGCGATTGAAAAGGCCGTCCTCAATTCCGAGAATTGGGAGCAAGCTTTGGCTGGGAAGATGATGCTGCACGATTTGGGCCTCATCCGCTCCATAGCCGAAGGCGCAGCGAAGTACGGTTCGTTACAATCGAAGACGTAAGCTGGGGACACATTTTGGGGGATAACCAAGGTGTGAAGGGCTTTGTTTTTAAGCTCCCCAGCTTCCAAAGCGTTTCTCACCTTCGTCGTCCCCCAAAAGGGGATTATTTTTATACTTGATTCCGTTCCAACGGACTCACGGAGCAACGCCGCCTCCGGCCAATGCGGTTCATCAAATCTATGGCAAACGAAGGTCAGGGAGTTGAAGCAAAGACTGAAATCGCTCCCATTCAGTCAACAGGCGTTGAAACCAAATCCACGGAAGCGCCGGTGGAAGACCCCGAAGTCAAGCTGAACGCTCTCTTGGAAGAGAACGCGAAGCTGACCGAGGAGCGCGACAACTATCGCGCGGCTACGCTTGCCTTGAAAGGTAAGAAGGACATGGCAGACATGGACCTTACCGATCCGGTGCAAATGGAGGCTTACATTAACAAATCCATCGAGAACCGTTTGCTTCAAGAAAAGCAGGCATCCTCTGATGGCGCATTGGCCGACTACGCAAAAGAGCTGGCACGCAAGAACAAAGAACTTGCGCTAGCCCTAAACGCCAAGTCTTCCGTTTCAAACGTCGCATCGGGTGGCGGTGGCACAACCACTGGCACCACGTCCGTTGGAAGCTATTTCTCTCCTGAACAGCAAGCCGAATTAAAAAAGCGGTGGAAAGCGCAGGGAGTTCCAGAATCCCAACACGATGAGATGTTGAAAAAGTCGGAAGAGATGGCGAAGCGTAATCCGTCAGGCGCTATCTAAGGTCCTGCGCTCAAAGCATAGGTTTTCGGTTAACTTCTACCTCTATGGCTTTGGGTGACATCCAAATCTATGACGAAGGTGCATATGGCTATCCTGGTGATGCTTTTTTCACCGTAGCTTCCGGCACTACGTCGTCCATCCTTCCTGGTACTCCGGTTGCGAAAACGCTTGGCAATTCGACGGGTAACGTCGTTGCCGCCGCTGGTAATAACTTCCCTGTCGTTGGAACGGATTATACCGCTGGTATCGCCTCGTCCACGTCCACGGAAACCACCAGCCTCGCTGGTACGGTTAAGGTCACAAAACTCGACCCGAACCTCACCTACATCATTGCTCCGAAAGTAGCAGCGACATGGGACACGCAGGCCGAATACGACGCTCTTGTGGGCGCTCGTGTGCTTATCGACCTTACGACCGGTGTTTACACCATTCTCGCTTCCGATTCTGCGAACAATGGTTGTGTTGTCGAACCGCTCGACATTTCGAAATATCCTGGTCGCGTTCGCTTCTCGATCCGCGCCGGTGCTTCGTACAAAGCCTAATTCTTGACCAGACAATTCGTAACCGAATATGTTTACCGAGTCACAAAATCTGGCCATTGTCCGCACCGAGCTGGATACCGTTTTCTACCAGCAGTTTGCGTATGATGGAACTGATCCTGGCATCGCAACCGCGCGCTCCGGTCAGATTTTCAAGCCAGTATCTATCGATAACCTTCAGTACATTGGTGAAATCAACTCCGACGTAGGTCTGTGGCCTAAGATCGGTGAGGTCCAAGTCGTCCCCACGGCAACCCCGAAGGTAACGAACAAATGGACGGTGCAGGTCGCCGACTTCGCCAATAGCATCGAGCTTTCGAAAAACCTTTTCGATGACAACATGCACGGCGTTTGGTCGAACGATGTGTCCAAGTTCGCTCGCAAAGCAACGATTACGCAGGACCAGAATGCGTTTAATCTGTTCAAAAACTCGTTTACCACCCAGCTTACGGCTGACGGTGTCTCGCTGATTAACGCAGCGCATCCGCTCATTCAGGGTGGTACGACCTCGAACGTGGTCACGGGTGCTTTGACATCGACGACGCTGAACAACGGTATCGTCAAACTTCGCACGCAGGTTGACCAGAACAACGTCATTCAGGGTGGTGTTCCGTCGATTCTCTTGGTTCCGTCTGAATTGTTTAAGACGGCTATCGAAGTCACGGAATCCGCTCTCGTGTCTGACTCTGCCAACAACGCGCTCAACATCTACCGCTCGGCTTACGGTATGCAGGTGATGACCACCCCGTACCTCTCGGCCGCTGCCGGTGGCTCTGCTACCGCTTGGTGGTTGCTGACGCGCGACCACTCGGTTATCCGCGTGATCCGTCAGGGCATTGAAACCGCCCTCCGCGACTGGCGCTACTCGAACAACCGTACCTATCTGTATCAGGGTAACTTCCGTGAGGAGGTCTACGCGCCTGACTACGCTGGTATCGTTGGTTCGACTGGTTAATTCTTTAACCTCGCTCCTATGGCAGGTTCTAATTTCTGGGCACCGCTCACCGATGGTTCGGATGCCGCTCTTACCTCCGCGGATGGTTCCGCTACGGGTAACAGCGGACAGGGCGTATGGCTGGCCAAGTGTTCGGGGATACCTCCGACAACGGCTAGTATCTACGAACCAGGATGTCTGATGATCCGTTACGACAACGGAACGACCTATCAGAATACCGGAACGTTGGCCTCTCCGACGTGGACGTTGAATGGTACGGGTTCAGTTGGTCCTACGGGTCCGACTGGCTATACCGGCTTCACCGGTCCTGCGGTCACTGGTCCGACTGGTTATACGGGTTACACCGGATTTACCGGTCCGGCAGGTCCGACGGGTGCGACGGGTTACACCGGCTACACTGGATACACGGGTCCAGGGCCGTAATGTCCGTTTCCTTTGCCCTTTTACGGGGGCAAGGATAAACCGATATTCCCCATGCCATACACCATTGCCACTCTCAAGAATGATGCTGCGGCTCGTTTGCATGGAACGACCATCAACTCGATCCAAAACTTCTACGGTCTGTGCAATCAAGCAGCGTCCGACATCCTGCTTCGTATTGATCCGCAAGAAACGAAGCGCATCGTAGAAACGCCACCCATATTCAATGGAGTGTGGGATTATGCTGCTCCTGTGGATTTGAAGGGTAATCGTGTGATTGATCTGCGCCCGCAGTTCACGCGCTATCCGAATGATGTTTGGACGCAGAGCTACAATCAGGCATTTGATCTGACCAAGAACAACATGCCGTTTGCGTTGCAACCGGATTTCACCATCAACTTCAATACGGGCCTGAAAAGCCTCCGTATAAATTCACCGAACCTCACTCCAGGCGTAGTCATTTCGTATGTAAACAACGTGAACTCGAATGGCACATGGACGGCCGGAGGGGACGCATCGAATATCCAGCAGGACCAAATCAACTTCATCGTTGGTGGTTCATCGTTGAGTTTCGATTTGAGCGGAGTAACCGGCACTGGATACTTGGAAAATACGACGCTTGAATCCGTGAATATCGCCGAGCAGATCAACCAAGCTACGGAGTTCCTGTATACATTCATGCCGACGGCGCTGGACTTTACCTCCGTGGAGTATCGCTGGGGTTCGGATATTTCCAACTACTACAAGGTCACGCAGACGATGACGCAGGAAAATACGGTGTTCCAGAATGCGTGGAACCTACTTGATTTCCCGTGGCTTGGAGCTATCGTTGTCGGTTCGCCTGATCCGTCGAACATCACATACGTCCGTGTGACGTGGAACTACACCGTTGGACAGCCACAGACGGCCGTTCGTTTGAATGGCATCTCGTCTATTCTCCCGCGCGTGCTGGAAATGGAGTACTACTCGAAGTACATGTTCCGTAATGCCTTAGGTGCTTTCAAAGAGAGCGTCACGTCAGACACGGACATCGTGAACTTGGACACGGAAGCGTACATGATCTATCTAAATCGCTTCCTGTTCCTTGCCTCCCAGCAAAAGCAGGGTGTGGATGCGTCCATCGCTGATGGTCCGTTCTTCAATAAGGAATACGAAGCTGGAATCGCGCGCTACACAGCTCTCTACAAGTCGGAGGTGCAAAAGCCGGCAAGCCAGTACTACACGCCTACAAACAACAATTACGGCCGTTTCATGGGCCGTCCGTGGTTCTTCTAGCCTATGAAAGCTAAAGGGAATAACTTGGACGTAAAAAACAGCTACTCGAAAGCACGGAGCGCCACATCCGCTCCGGTTTTTGAATTCCCTTTGGTTGAAAAGTTCCAGGCTGGCTATCGAAATCGTGAAGACATTACCACACTCCCCCCAGGAATCATGGTGGTTGGTTCGCAGAATGTCCTGACGAATGTAAGCCAGCGCGTAGCCATTCGTCGTGGATATACCTTGGATGGCCAGCGCGACACGTCTCGTAATCCGATCATCTCGGCTTTCGACTGGGAACGCCATTCAGGGAACACGCTTCATCTCCGAGCTGGCTATGACTATACGAATAATGCCGGCAAACTCCAGTTTCGTTATGTGGCCCAGCAGGACGGAGAGCGGTGGGATGGACATGTGTTCGTAAAGAACGAAGTTTACTGGATCGATTTGCTTACCGGACTTTCGTCATCGAGTTTCAACTTCGCTGATTTTTGGGACTTCAATACCGAGTTAAAAGATTTTCTATTGTTCGTGAATGGCGAACCACGTATCAATGAATGGACGGGAGGGGTAGCCGTATTGAAATCAGTAAGCAATGCCGCCGGTTCTATTGCTTCTTATGAACAGATCGGTGCTGTGCAAACTGTTTCCGTCGGTTCAGGTGGATTTGGGTATGATATTGGCGATCTACTAACATTATCTGTGACAGGTGGTGGGACAGCCGTTGTTGAGGTTGTTGGGACTGCCGTGGGAGGCCAGGTGACAGGAATTAGTATCGTTGCGGCTGGAAGCGGTTATGCAACCGGCAATGGCCAGATCGGTACGGGAGGGCGTGGAAATGGTTTCACGGCAAATGTTACTGCGGTAAGCTCGGTTGCTGGGAACGGTTACGCCATAGGCGACACGCTTACGATTGCAACGGGAAGTGGCAATGCCACCATCAAAGTCACGAATGTGACAGCATCAGGAGCTATCGTTGCCTTTGTTCTGACCAATCCAGGCACAGGATATTCGACGGGTGTAAAGAACACGACAACCGCAGGAAGCGGTGTTAATGCCACGTTTAGCATCGCATCCGTGGCAACCGGATACATCGAAAAATATGGAGACGCATCTTGGAATGAAGAGGGGTTTTATAATTTGAACGCACAGCGAGCGGTAATGATTAACGGGACCTCGTATTCCTATACGGGAGGCGAAGCGACCACATTCCTTGTGGGCATCTCACCAGATGCCTCGGGAGAACCACTAAAGTCGGTTATCTTCCAAACACCACAGTTCACGCTGAACAGTGCCATGAAGGGTCTTCCGAGTACCATTGGAAACGTCTTGATTGCTAACCTGAAAAACCAAATCTATATCGCTTCATCTACAGATCGAAGTGTGTACGTTTCCAAGGTGAATAACTATAAGGATTACACGTTCACATCCCCCGTGCGTATCGTTGGCGAAGGGGCTGTGATGACCTTGGATGGATTTCCCATCTCTCTCATCCCACAGCAAACAGACCTATATATCTCCGCCGGCAAGGACCAGTGGTATACGACCGAGTTCAAACTATCGGCTGACAATACAGCCGAAACTCTTACGGTACAGCGTCTGAAGACCACATCTCATCAAGGCGCACAAAGCCAAGCAATGTGTACCAAGATCAAGAATTACATCGCGTATGTTTCGAATGAGCCGATTGTAAACACGCTTGGCATCGACCAAAACTTCCTTTTGGACCCGCGTGTCACGGATTTGTCCGGCTCTATCGTGAATGACATGCAGGAATACGACTTTACTGGAGGCTCTATCTCTTACTTCCCAGGTTCAATCACACAACCAGGAACGTATCTGTTCGTGTTTATCCCAAGGAACAGCACGGTGCGTATCTACAACATGACGGACGTAGGGAATCCGTACTGGGAAGCCCCGCAAATCATTCCCGCAACCTGTTCATCCATCATTGATGGCGAGCTTTATATCCATTCTAGCCAGTCATCGAATACGTTTAGGATGTTTAATGGATACAACGACGACGGACATGCGGTATCGGCCGTAGCGGCGTTCTCGTTCAACAATTCCGGTGTCCGAACGGTACGAAAAAGCTCCACAGCCTGTTATGTGGAGGGATACATCGCCGCAAACACCACGCTGACGCTTAATCTTCAACGAGACTTGGACGGAATTGCATCAAATTACTCCACGAACATCAACGGTGTTGACAACAGCGCTATCCCGCCTCCGCCAGACACGGCATCGCTTGGAAAAACATCTCTAGGTAAGAATTCCTTGGGCGGAGAGGATAACTTTACGGCTGCGGGCGCTCGTCCGCCGAAGTTTCGTGTCGAGAAAACCTACAATCGTGTAGAATACTTTGAAGAACAGGTGTCCTTCTCAAGCTATGGGACCGACCAAATCTGGGAAATCCTAGCATTTGGCACGAATGCAACGCCTTCCCTTAATGAACCGACCGATATAAGAGAATAAATTTATGGCAGACACACGGAAACCAGCTCAACTTCAACCGTTCACCCTTGCAGGGTCTGGGACGGTTCTTGGAGCGGTAGAGGTCACGCTTTCTTCCTTCAACGATATTGATGGGAATGCGCTTACGATGGCGGATTTAGGCACGAAAGCCTTTGGTACGTTGGAACCAGGAAGCCAAACGCAGGAGGAGCAAATGAGTTTTACCGGAATTTCTTTGAATGCAGACGGAACTGTGACGCTTACGGGTGTCAAAAATGTAGAGTTCCTTTCTCCGTATACCGAGACGGTCGGATTGCAGAAGATTCATGCCGGCGGAGTGCGTTTTGTTATCTCGAATACCTCCGGCTTCTACAGCGAGTTTGCTAACGTAGCCAACGATGAGACGGTGACTGGACACTGGACCTTCGATGACACGCCGACCATTGTTAACCAGCCTGTAAATGACACGGATACGGCCAATAAGGTGTATGTGGATAACGTTGCCGTATCCGGTGCGCCGAACGCGAATGAAACCACAAAGGGTATCGTCCAGATCGCGACGAACGCGCAAATGGGTGCTGGGACCTCGAATGGTTCGACCGGTGCGCGTTTGGTGCCTCCGAATGACCAGTTGGTGCAGGTGTCGTCCGGTGCCCCTGATGCAAACAAACTTCCGACACTCGGAGCAGGTGGAATTTTGGCTCAAGGGTTCATTCCAACCATCCCTATCTCGAAGGGAGGTACGGGAGCTACGACAAAGACTACTGGATTCGATGCATTGTCTCCGACTACGACGAAAGGTGATTTGATTACTAACGATGGCGTGAATAACGTCCGCCAAGGAGTTGGAACGGATGGACAGGTCCTGTCAGCAGACAGTTCTCAAGCGAACGGAATCAAATGGAGTACGCCCACATCATTGGGAGTAGCTACATCCTTCGCAAAAGCAGCGCCGGCGACGACCATCAACTCTACTGGAACGCAAAATATCCTGACGATTTCAGTGCCTAGCGGCACGCTCGGATCGACAGGAGTCTTCAAGGGCCATCTGTTTTTCAACAACATCAACGTATCAACTACATCTGATACTTGGACGGTTGGAATCCGCTATGGCTCTACGACAATCGTATCGACTGCGATGGCGTTTAGTTCTAACGGAGCAAAAATGCTTGTGGACTTTACTCTTCAAGAGGCTGGAACCACCTCTTCGCAGGTGGCCGATATGACGGCCTTTAACGACCATGCGGCTTTGTTCACCAATGCGATTCAAATCGCAGGCGGTTCCGGTTCTGAAAATGCCGCAAGCACGTTAAACCTTCTTATCACTGTGACCTATGGAGGTGCTGGATCAACCCATTCAATCACGCTCGATCACTACGACATCGAATTAGTCTAATATGGCAACCCCCACATCCACGCCAAACTACAATAATAATCCGGCCTCTGCTGGGGGGATTGTTTCGTCGGACCCGAATACCATCGCTTCAACTATTGCGGCGATGCAGAAACAGGCTATCGCAAAAGCGACACCTGTCGCACAGGCAGCGGAAAATGCCCGTCTTAGCGGACAGGTGACGGCGCAACAGGCGGAGCAGGTAAAGAACCAGTTTGGCGGAAGTGAGGAGACTCCGCTTGTTGTTTCTAGTGCAAAACAAGCCTTGAATGACTTGGCTCAAAAGAAAGACTTTGCTTCTCAGCTCACCCAAGGCATGGCCGATCAATCAGCGAATAAGGCCAATCTTGCAGCCGCAGCGCAAGCGCCGGCAACGAACGCCGATGAAACCCAACAGCCAGAGGCTCCGTCTGCCATGGATGTTGCTGGTGAGTTGATGAAATCGATTCCTGATGTCGCCGGCACAGAGCAAGATGCGGGTACGCAAACGGATACCGGACAGCCTGACTACCAAGCGCAGTTGGATGACATCAATAAGAAAACGGATGATGCCTTCGCAAAGTACAATCAGGACATGGACTCCCTCCGTCAGGGAACTTTTCCTTTGACGGCAGACCAGCAGGCCCAGGTGGATGCAACCAAGGCAACATTCAACCGCATGATTGAAGCGCAGAAATTGGCTAATCAAAACTATACCGGTGCCGTTAATCAGGCGGTATTAGCCTCTGGACGCTCACGCTACGCCCCAGAATTGGCCCTAGGCGAGGTTCAAAACTCCATCTCGGCCGGTATCTCCAAGATTGCCGACATCGAAGCTAAGGCACAGGATTCCTTGACACAGTTAAAGCAAGGTTTTGATGATCGAAACTACAAACTCATCAATGACCAGTATGACAAGCTGAACGGCTATCTCAAGGAAAAATCCGATACGATTTCCGGTATCATGAAGGCCGTGCAGGACCATGCGGATAAGGCGGCCGAGTTGGCGCAAAAGTCCGAAAACGACCGTATTACGAATACGTTGAAGATTGCCGATTATAATCAAAAGGAGAAGCAACAAGCTTTCGATCAGGCGATGGCTTCGGATAAGTTTGACTACCAGCAAAAACAGGATGCCATCAAGAACATGATGGATTCCGATAAATTTACTTGGCAGCAAAAACAGGACAACATCCAGAATGCGTTAGACAACGCAAAGTTTTCGTATCAGCAAAAAAACGACTTGCGTCAGTACCAGTTGGATGTCCAAAAGATGCAGAATGCCGATACGCCCGCTTCCTACAAGGAATGGAAGCTAGCTGGGCAACCTGGCTCTTATGCGGATTACCTGAATAATAAGGTAAATGCGAAACCGCCTACGGAAGCTCAATCGAAGGCGAATGGGTTTCTTATCCGTGCGAGTGATTCTGGCGCTACGATAAGCGCACTGACACCTGGTATTTTTGACGGAAAAACTGGGACGGTGAGCGCTACAAGCGCCGCGGCGCAGTTGTGGAAACCTACATTTATGCAAAGCGCAGAAGCTCAACGCCTCGGACAGGCCGAACTTGATTTCGTGAATGCGGTACTTCGTCCAGAGTCAGGAGCGGCTATTGCCACGTCAGAATTTACTAATGCAGAAAAACAGTATTTCCCGCAACCAGGTGATGACCAAGAGACTATAGATCAAAAAGCGCGTGCCCGTCTAAATAAGATGAAGGGCTTAGCTGGTGAAGCTGGGTCAGCAGTGGACCCTTCGATGAAAAAAGCCCTTGATGAAGGAAGATTAAATTACACATCCCTTGATGATTACGTTCGTGCGAATCCTTCCGAGCTAGATGCCATTAAAAAGATGGGTGATGACAACCCGAATTGGCAGGATGATGACATACTTCAAGTTCTACAGAGTGGAGGAGACAGTGGAGGAAACGGATCGGATTTCAGTAATGACCTGGGCACGTCAGAAAAAGGCCCACAGGACCTTGAAAAGCTGATGGGCGCAATCGGACAGTATGAGAGCGGTGGTAACTATAAGGCTCTCGGTCCTGTTATGCCTTCTGGTGCGTATGAAGGGGACCGTGCCTATGGGAAGTATCAAGTCATGGGGAAAAACGTTCCTTCATGGACGAAACAAGCTCTAGGCAAGAGTATGACTCCGCAACAGTTCCTAAACGATACGAAAGCGCAGGATGCGGTCGCTCGTTACTTCATGGGACAGCACTTGGATAAATACGGGACACCGGAAGATGTGGCCGCGATATGGTTGTCCGGTAAGCCATTGGCCGGAAACACTAGAACCGATCTAGCGACTGGTGTTTCGGTCCCGCAGTATGTTAAAAATGTAATGAAAAACTATAACAACGCTTAATATGTCTCTCTCCCCCGAAGAAGTGCAAGTTGCACGACAGAAGTATCTGAAAGGCCCTTCTCAAGGGAGTGGTATGGGTTCCAATCAACCGGTGGATCATGCAGCGCGTATGACGCGCTTGAGCGCTTTGGTAAGTCCTACAAAGGCTGCTTCACCCGCCGCTCCAAGCGGCGATGGTGGTTCTTTTTTGGGTGATGTCGGGAATGCTATCGGGAATGTAGGCAAAGGATTGTCCGAATCATTCCAGATGGCACCTACAGACTCGAGGCCGATTCAAAACATCGGGGATGTTGGAAACTTGCTCAAACAAACTGGAGAAGCTGGTCTGCACGCTACGGGTGCTATTGGAAAAGGTGTGACCGATGTAATCGGTTCCGCTATCAACCGAAGCGGTGCCGTCAAAAATGTAATAAAAGCAGCCGAGTCCAATCCGCTCACAGGCCCGACCGTAAAAAACCTGCAGACCGCATTCAAGTCGCCTGTCCTCCAAGAGGGCTTGGGTCACTTGGCCTCTGGTGCCACAGACAAATACGATTCTTGGAAAGAAAAGCATCCTGAACTTTCTCGCACGGTTGAAGACGCTTGGAATACGGCGACCTTAGTTCCTGTGGCTGAAGGTGGTATTGCTGCGGCGAAGGCTCTCCCAGCCTTGGCTGAAGAGGGTGCTACGGCAATGGGTAAAGGCTTAGCTACAGCTACGGAAAAAGCTCCGCAGTTAATTAAAGGTGCCACCGAAAAAGCCGCTGGTGCCATGTCGGCAGTAAAAGGTGCCGGCAAACAGAATCTGGCCGAGTATGTCATGCCTAAACTATCCAAGTCTGAAGCTGGTAATCTAGCTTCTCTCGGTGAAGGAGCGACTGCCGAGAAGGGTTTACCAGGGTTCAAGCGCACGGTGGCCGTACCGCAAGCGGAACATCAGGAGATGGCAACGGCCGTTAAAGGCGTGGTCGATCCGAAAAAACCGCTAGCTACGAACATCAGCAAATTGAATTCCAGTATCAAAACGGATGCTGATGAATTGAAGACGGCCTTGTCCGAGCAGAAAGGTTCGTGGAACAAGAACACGGTCAAGGGGAAGTTGAATGCGATAAAAACCGACATCCCTGCCGGCTTGGTTGGTGATAACGAAAAGATTTACCAGCGCGTCATTGACGGTGCCATGAAAGAGATCGAGAAGGCTCCTAGTCGGAAGTGGGGTGATCTTTGGGAGGCCCGTAAGAACATCGACAAGATGGTCAAAGACCAGTTCGGAGACGTTGCCTTCGAAAGTTCCAAGGCCCGTGATACGGCTATCCGTAAAGTTCGTCAGGCCATCAATGACCACATCGACGAGAACACGACCGGAGTTGAATTCAAGGCTAAGATGAAAAAGTTTTCCAACAAGTACAAGGTATTGGAGAACCTCGAAGACAAGCGTGCCGATGAAATTATGGCGGAAACGAAAAAGACAGGTTCGCAAAAATGGGCCGAAAAACA